CTTCGAACTGCTTCTCATCAAATGGCATGTTATACCTTCCTTTCGGCTTCTTCTGTCTCTTCTTCTTCCTGGGCTGCCAACATGTCGCTGACCATGGGCGCCAGGTCTGGGTATTCAAGTGCTACACAAGGCAAGCGATACGGGCAATAGCGACACTGCCAGTCCCCAATGATAGGTCCTATCTTGGACTCCTTCCACTTGCGGCTCTTGCCGTTCTTCCAGGACTTCCATTCGGCGAACTTAGTCTTGCCAATGAAGCCCTTCTCGGCGAAGCTTTCGATGGCTATATCTGTATAACGGTAGCGGTAGTCTGCTGGGGGTAGATAGGACGTTGGTAGGCGTCTCATCTCCTCCCCAACCCTCTCCCAATACCCCTTTTCCTGCTGTTTCCAGGCGATTACAGCCTCTTCCGTCGCTTCCGTGGGCAAGGAGGCTGGACGGACTGTCCCCTGCTCCTGGAGCCTCCTGATCGCTTCAGCCTGTGATCGGTTAAAGAAACCCTGGATCTGCTCAAACCGTTCATAAATCGACTCCACCGTGAAAATGCGCCAAACATCCCCGTTGATTTGAGGATAGTGGAGGCCATCATAATCTTCGTAGATTTCGATATCAAACTCCGCTGTGAGGCAGGTGTCTCGTGCCTCGTAGCAGATCTTGCCGTACACGGTCGCGTCATCTTTGATCATTCCTAGGTTGACGTCAGTAACTCTGACTCGGTTGCGCGGATTAGTTGGTTTATCCGCTTGCGCAGCTGCAATGATTTGCTTGAGGTTGGCACCAGAACGTATCTCGTTGATATAAATGAGTGTCTGGAGAACATGCTCGAGCTTTGGTTTCCCCTTTTGATAAGGGCCACCAATGATTTCCTTCTGGGCCATATAACCATAGATCGATTTGTTTTCACATATCACCGCTTGGCTTGATTGTGGGTCTATGACAACAAGGTCCAGCTCAAAGGCCAGATCAATGTTCGGGACGTAGTGTCTGACTCCAGAGGCAATGTGCAGATTGGCCTCCATAGCCTGGAGCGTAGTGTCTTCTTCGACAGCCTTGCCAGTACGAACTCGTCGAGCCCCAACTGGATCCATTTGGCTGGTAGTCTTTTCTCCGGTAAGACGATAGTATACTTTTCTACCACATCCGCCGGCAAAACCCGCAACTGTGGGTTCAAGCAAGACAGCCGAACTTTCCGAAGGCCAGAGTCTGGCAGACTTGCTTGTCCAGTCATCGCGCTTCTCCATGGATACGAGTGCTTTGTCAAGATGGTCGAACAGTTTGAATGACATTAGGACTCCATTTCTTGTCTTGTATTAGTCTGCGCATCTTCTGTATTGCTTTGATACGAGTGAGCTTGTCTTCTTTCATCAGCTCAGCGATCTTTGCTTCTTCTACTTCTGACCAACCTTTCGTTTCTTCTGACATATTACCTCTTCAAAGGGTGTCTCCCAAGAGAGGATTCGAACCTCTCCCTTCGGCGTTCAGGGCCGACGTGCTCCATGGACGGCCAGCATGATTGCCCAACACCAATACACTACTCAGGAGACGAGAAGTTAGGACAAGGTGGGTGGATCCAAAGCGGTCGTGGCAAGTCTACATTGCAGGTAGACCTTCTGGGAGGCCATCCAGGCCCCACTATCATATTAGTGCCCGACTATAGCAGTGTCCAACCCACCTACTACTGCCCTAATCTTAGTCAACCTGTGGGACGGCGTCACTCACAGCAACTACACGAGACTGTTCACCTTCGATATACTCCACAGGTTTTTGTAACTTGTCTTGAATAGCTTCCCAGACCATTTCAAAAACCTGACCTGGTGTCTGCTCTGGGTAAACAGTGATCACGATCGTGCGCTCTTGGCCCACGAGACGTGACAGATATTCATTCTGAATGAGCAGTTGAGACTGGACATGGTTCCATGCCTTACCTTCTTGATGTGTTTCTCCGCGGCGGGCTTGAGCGCGCGCGAGCATGACACCAACATCAGCTGCGACGAATAACACAGTGACATCTGGGATAGGACCAAAGCCAGCTTGAAAAGCCTCCAGTATATATCCAGGAGTTTGCTTCTCACTTACAGCATAGGCCCATTCTGAATCGGCATAGCGGTCTGACAGCACTACTCTGCCTGCTTCAAGAGCTGGCTCAATCGTCTTCACCACATGCTGAACGTGATCGGCGAGGAAAAGCAAATCAGCTACACCTCGTGCCAGATTTTGCGTCTTGACAGTATGAAAGAGTATCTGCCGTATAGCAGAACCCAAACCTGTAGGGTCAGCAGGACTGCCTGGCTCCTTAGTGACTACCACATCGTAGCCTTCCTCTGTCATCTTCTTAGCTAGCATTTCTAGCTGGGTCGTCTTACCTGTCCCATCAACACCTTCCATGGTGATTAAGCGTCCTCTTTTCATAGACTTAATCTCCTCATATATTCCGCAACTTTCATAATCTCCTCTGCTGAAGCATCATTCTTAATCGTATTTGCTCGGCTACTAATCACCTGTATATTTCCTATCACATAACCTAACACAGGTTTAATCCTATCCAATGTAGGACTATTTGGTTTTGTGCCGCGGTGTCCTGTATTTGAAACCAAAGGTATTCCCAGGATAGGACAAAAGGCTGGTGCCTCAGGAACATCCAGAACAGTTATATTAAATGGAAGTTTCTTTGCTTTTGATCTATTAAGAGCACTCTTCCACATCATATATCTAACTGTCCCACAAAGACCGTGACGAATAGCTCTGGTCTTATTCAGCTGACGAGTTATACATCCGCAACTGCAGATCTTCTTCCCTTGTAAATGACATGATGCTACTCGTTTGGTTTTACCACAATCACACTGGCAGAGCCAGGCTATATGATCACCAATCTTCCCATCAGGTCTTACTGCTACCAGCCTACCAAATCTTTTAGTTGCTAAGTCTATCATACCAGGCATATTATCTCCACTGCACAAATGGTTCTGTTATACCTGATTAGTATAGATTGATCAACGTCCCGTAGAACCAAACCCAGCTGCTCCACGCTGGGTATCAGTAAGCTTATCAACCTCTACAACCTGTCCATCCCAAACAGGAACCAATACCAGTTGAGCAATCTTGTCTCCATGATTGTAAATGACTGTGGGATCCGAGATGGAGTTGTTTGGACCAAGACAACCTCCTGAACCACGATACTCTACCGGCGCGTTCGAGTTGTATAACAGGACAGTGATTTCACCCCTGTAACCACTATCGACCACCCCTCCGAAGACATCGATGCCAGCCTTCCCTTGGCTACTACGAGCTTTAATGATTCCGCCCCAGCCTTCTGGAAAGGTACAAGCAATGCCTGTCTTTGCCGCAACAGTCTGACCGGGCTGTATAGCCACCGTCTCGACGGCGAAAAGATCAAATCCGAGATCCCCAGGATGCGCTCTCTGGGGCAGCTTAGCGTTCTCCTGTAGTTTCTTGACATACAGTTCCATGATTTTCTCCTTAGAGGGGGTAACTAACGTGAGCTTTCACAGGCTTCTTCGTGGTAAACCCACGTGATGCCTTGCTGGTAGTCACTTGCTTGGCTCGAATGAGTTCCTTTCCAGGGCTCTTTGAGCTGCCAGCAATATTAAACTTCTTTTTCTTGGCTTTCTTCTTGTCTTCTACTTCCATTACGTTGCTCCTTACCTCACCGCGGCGGGAGATATAAATCTCTTCATCTTCATAGATCATAACTTCTCCACAGATGGGCTCGCGAATGCTTTCTCGCGCGCGAACTCATAGTTCTTCTGAACTCGTTCCTTCTCGGAGTCAGGAAGGTATTGACCTTCTTTCACTCCAAATACTAAAGATGACCAGATATCGGCTGCCTCAATAAATCGGCCAGTAAAATGAGCAGCCAAGGCATATTCATCCCTGTTCCGCCACTCATAATAGCTTCGATCTACAAAGAGCTTGTCATCAGGGAGAGGAATCTGGCACGCCTTCTCGGCGAATATGTATGCCAGGTTGTACATCTTCCTCTCCCGACAGTAACGCGCGGCAGCACCCAAGGACTCCGACCTATTAGGATTGAAATCATAAGCATGCAAGTAATCTGCAATGATTATGTTCCAAGAGTCCCCTCTCTTCATCTCTAAGACCGCGACCTGATACAAAGAATACCATACTTCTTCATACCAGCCACCCATAGTAGCTCTCTTTAGATAGAGCTCTATAGCCTTACTGAGAGAACCAGCATCTCGATAACTCTGAGCCAAGTAGAATACATTGCGAGCATTGTCTGGATCCTTCTTTAGCTCCGCCTCTAAAATCTCGGCGTCCTTCAGGAAATACTCTGTTGTCTTTACTCGCCCCGACTCTTGAATAATAACAGGTAGTATTTCCGTCTTGGGATTATCAGGCTCACATGTAAGATACTCATGTGTAACACCTACATGGTGCCAATTATACTTGGTTGGTATAATGAAAGGCTTCTTAAACTCAGTAGATCCTTGTCTATGAATAGCCCAATAGGCTGTATTATGATCAAGAGACAAATCAACTATCTTTTGGGGGATTATTACTTGATCACCATCTAGTAAAAGAAGAAAGTCAGGATGATAAAGTCCAATAGCCAGTGATATGACTTCATTTCTAGTTTCAGCCCAGCCAAACCACGGCCGATCAAGAAGACTGCCAGCTATACCAGCCATCTCTTCCCTAATAATGTCTTTTGTGTTGTCCGTTGACCCTGTATCAACGATCAACCAACGATCAATAAATGGCTTGGCCGATTTCAGGGCCTCACGAATCCTCTCGGATTCATTCTTGACTATCATACAAAGAGTAATCATTCTGACCCCT